CAGATGACCCTGTTCGAGCAGGTATTCGCGGATATCAGACAACAGAATGCGGTGAACAGCGTTCTTGTCCTTTCTCCGGTAAAGTTGTTTGGTGATCATGAAGTAGTTGGCTATAACGCCTGGTATATCCCTGGTACTGATACAGGCAGTGTGCTGTTCAATTGCCTCGATCATCTCTTCACGGGTGACTAATGACGTTCTCATAGTCCCTCCTGAGCAGAAGCGTTAACAGGGAGGCACCAGTAACTGAGAGAATTGCGCGAATCAGTAGAAAAACGGGCGGAGAAAATACAGGGTGCATCAGGAAGCTGAGAGCGAGCCTCATCTTCTGTCGGTGCAATAACGAAGTGATAGTGACGTTTCTGGCAGGAGTAAAAGCGCCAGATAAATTCAGGATGAGTTGGGGTAGGGATAGTAGCCATAATGGCAGCCTCCTTTGACTAAGTTAAGGAGCTACCGCGTGAGGTTCCAATCTCAATGGCGGTAGCACTGACTGGGTTGGAACTACCGGCGTCAAAGGGAACCGGCCTGCCTTTCGGCAGCCCAGCCAGCACTACCATTGATCTCTGAGCTAAACGCTACGTATGGCCGTGCGATGGCATGACACAAAAAAAGACGCTTTTGGCGTCTGTGTCGCCTTTGACATTATCCGGGGTTCCAATCCCGGCACCCGTTTTACTGAGGTGCCTGATAAGCATAAACCGAAAATGCCTCAAGGCGCAAGAGGTCAGGTTCAATGTAACATCGGCAGTCAAAAAACACAATTTATTAGAGCAAGTTTTTACTCATTAAGCCATGCCAGAGCTTCATCAACCTGCGCTTCGTCTTCGACGCTAAGCACTTCATCCTGGGGAACATAATCCGCCAGCATAGCGAAACAATATGTATCCCAATGGTCTGGTGAGTGCAGGTTGAGTTTTTTCTTCATATCCTCCTTACTCATCACCTTCCATTGACCTGCGGAGTTAATCCCTACAGGGATTTTCGACGCTTCCTCAATAGTTTCATTACCCTTATCCAGTCTCATACGACCAGATTTTACGGCCTCTGAGGCTTGAACGTTGGCATAAGCACGTTTATCAAAGTACAGGCTCTTATCTTCACGGCTATGCATCTTTTTACCCCAGCGTATACGCTGTACGGTAATACCATAATACTCGTACATCAGATCCGCTGTTGCTTTACCCAGGCCATCGCCGTCTATCGCTATGGTGATATTTGGGAATCGCTCAGGATTACATTCTGCGAAAATTTTGGCGGCAAGCTGCGTTTCTGTAACGTCTGTGTATTCCAGCATTCGATAGTTGATTACACGGCGTTTGTTTCGCTGGCCGGACACCATCATGATATTGATAACGGACTTATCCCTTCCCGTACCACCAGCAACGTCCACACATGCAAGCCAGCCCCATCCTTTGGCAATCTTGACTTTCCGCCGCGTTGCACGTTCAACCTCATCACGTCCAAGAAGGAAGCCATCCTGTGATTTAGGGAATAGGCCGCGTACCTTAATCATGTACATAGGGTTATCGCGCCCGCCGTACTCCGCCAGCTTCATTTTGATAAATGCTGGCGTTACCAGCGGTGATTCCTCACTGTTAAGCGTGATCGCCGTATAAACGCCATCAGGGTTACCAGGACGCTTGGCCAGTTTATGGTGAGTATCGTAGAAATAGCCGCTTGGGCGTGTAGGCTGTGACAGTAATAAGATGCGGTTATCCTGTCCGGTAAGAGCACCGGTGATGATACCGAAAGCTCTATCACTGACACCGGAGGCTTCATCGATAATATACAGAAGATGATCTGCGTGTTCACCGGCGAGAGCTTCTTCACTTCCCAGACGAAAGCCCTTCGGTACTACAGTCCATACACCTTTACCAGTAACCTCATAGAAAGCGGTTTCTGTCAGAACAAAATAATCAGCAAGCCATGGAAAACGGCTGGTGGCAGTAGCCCAGTTTATCTTGATGTACTTGAATATACCGGTCATTACCTGCTGAATTTTGTTCGCAACGATAATGGCGCGGGCACCGGGATACATGATTATGAACAACATGATCATGATAGAAGTCATGTCTGATTTCCCGGTACCGTGACCAGACGAAACAGATGTCTTGCTACCCTGTTCCTGCACAGACTCAATAATCAGATCCTGCTGCCAGGTAGGTGTTTTGCCGAACAAAACATCAGCGGCAGCAATCCAGTCATAACGATATAGCGCCACCAGCTCGCGCCAACGTGGATCCGTTACGCAACTTCTGGCCATTAATCATCATCCCCGTATAGCTTGCGGGTAACTTCTTCATCTTCCTCCTCGTCTTCGTCCAGGTCTTGTTCCAGCCATGGGTCGTTTGATACACCTTCAGTATCAACATCTCCATAACCGCCTGTATCAACGATATCGGCGATTTCTTCCCTACGCTGCTCAATCCACAATGCGGCATCGGCGCGGCGGTTGGCGGCCCGTTCTCGCGCAACTTTGTCCAGATCTTCAAGAGAAGGGCCACCGACGGCAGTTTGCCTTTCCTCATCATCGGTATTTGTCTTAGGAGCACGCAGATCGGCTTTGATTTGCTCCAGCATCAGGGGCGGCACTTTCCCTCCATGCGCCTCGATGAATTCAGCCGCTTCCAGAACTGACCAGTTATTTTCACGCTTTCGTTCGTATGCCAGCTTAACAATGCCAGCTTGCCCCATAGACAAAGCGTGCTTTTCCGCCTCCCGGCTTTCTTTTCGATAGTTATTCCGGATGCTGTAAATGGTGTTGATCAGACTGCTTATCTGCGCGGAACAGCTGTTTAGCATGCTCGCGATACGGTATTCAGGCGGAGTACCTTCATCATCGTCTTTTTGCTGATCGCGCATTTCCTGCACCAGGCGAATACACGTATCCCGGGCGTTCTCCAGCATAAGGAGATGAGAAAGAGACTTTTCCAGAAGAGTGGTTTCCAGAACATCAGCTCCGGAACGACGCAACATAGCGCGCGCGGCCTTCCGCGCTTCAACGTTATCTATCAGGTAATCGCCCGCTTCGAATTCAAAGCGTTCACCATCATCATCCAGGGTGTCGCGTTCCAGGCGATCACGTAAGGTCCGGTGGGCGCGGGTGATCACGTCATGATCATCAGAACGATCATTTATGCGCTTATTCTGGCGCTTCGCGTTCTCGACTGCGGCACTGACAACAGCATTAACTCTTTGTTTTTCAGCCATTTCAGCCACAATGTGATCACCTGCACGTTGATCATTAGCGTGATCAATGATCATGCTTTTTAGTGGTTTTCTGACAGGCTTATTTGGCTTACGGCTGTCCGCTGTTCCGGTGTCTTCTTTGAATGCACGGAGATAACGACGTGCGGTGTTTGGGTTGAGATTAAACTCGGCGGCATATTGTGCGATGGTGTAACCACCATCTCGCGCCAGGCGAGCAAAATTCTTCTTGTGATCGTCCCAGGTCACTTATGCTTCCTTTCGTATAAAACTCTTTTTGACGCGAGGGTAACGAAAGTCACATGTCAAAAGGCCCGGAACGGGCAAGCAATCAATCAGATACGTGCGGATGTGGCATTACCGTAATGACGGTGCTGACGGACCACCTTATTGAAAAGTTGACGCGCCATCACCCAAGGCTGGTGCTCCCGGCGTTCCTTTTCGTCCTGCGTCATATAGAGTTCGTTCTGGAGTTTTTCATCAAACCGGCGCGGAGCGCGGCTGCGGCGAAAGAATTCAGGATTCAGAGAGTGGATCTGAAATCTACGTGGGCGTGTACTGTCATCAATCAAAACAGACGAATACTTAGACACAGCGATAGCCTTTAAGCGCAGATAAACATCGCGCTTATCGACATCCAGATGCGGGTATTCCTTTTCAAGAATTGCTGCGAGTTCTTTCGCTGATAGAAGAGATTTAGTGCGGATCATGTAATCCGCAATCTCGTACGATGTTATTCGTGAGTGATTTATTTCCATGAAGTGGCGTCCCTGCCAGTTAAGTAACATCCTGTCACCTACTGATTAGCCCATGTCAACTAATCAACGTCGAATATAATAACCTCGATTAAAGAAATAGCAATACATTAGAGCAATTTTATCTAACGCTCGACGAGTGACTTGTGATAGCGCCGACTCCAAGCGCGTAATCAAAGAACAATCGTTGATGCATCGCCAGCCTACCGTGCGTCTTCTCCCAATTATCGCGGTCACGCTCAATATCACGCTGGCATGACTGGCACAGAGGAATAGCATAAATGTCATGCGCGCATAATCGACTATGACGAACGATATAAGGCGTAATGTGAGCGCCAGCTCCCGCAGCTCCACAGCCACAGCATGGACGGGAAGCCACAAAGTCCATGTACTCGGGCAATTTTAGCGATTGAAGTTTTGGTATTTTGAAATGCGCCATACCTGGGTCGGAGTCAACATCCACAGGGCATACTTTTGCACGCATCGGCGCGGCGCGTTCTTCCATCATCTGAACATATGCTGTAGCGCGATCGTCATACGGGCGAATATCCGCCTCTTTCAGAGGTCCGCTATCCTGCGGAGTAGCCTTCATCTTATTTATTGATATGCGGCAGACTTCTTCCGGCATCAGGTGCATCATGTTGCGCATGAAAGCCCACCAGCACAGCTCCTGAATACTTAAATCATGGCTATTTGAAAGGCCCATTTCCTGACGGGCGACATCCAGTATCCAGTTAACGCGATTATTGTGCAGCGTTTCTTTCAGCTCATTAAAACCACGCATCCGGTAATGGTTATCGTGATGCCAGCACAACAACACCGCGCTATTGTCTCGTTCTGCGTGGACAATATGGTTGTCACACCAGCTACGATCTGCGGCCTGGCATTGCCCCTCTTTCCTGCGCAACCACGCCACCAGCGAGTCAATTCCACCAATACGGCGAAACAGTTCATCGCTGTTAAAAAACGGCTGCAACGCCTCATTTGTTGCCATGGTTTGCTCGGTAACAACGAGGCCGTCTTCCATGTGCTCGATTAACTCACGCGGCACCGGCTCCATAATAAATTTACGGCCAGCCTCCACCAGCTTTCTGACTTCCTGATCCACTTTGAATGTGGCGACGCCAAGCTCTTTTTGTACAAAGGGAGTAATTACGGCTTTCACATCACACCTTTCATCACTGATTGGGCTTTATCTGCTGCCCGGCATTCTCTGTTTAAGCACAACCATTTCCTGACGGCATAACACAGCAATAGCAGCCCTGGCTCCAATTTGCTTACCAACCAGGTATTGCTTTACCTCGCGGCGACTCACGCCATCAAGAAGCATCTTTAACGCTTCACGGGACAATTTGTTGTATTTGCGTGCCATTAATCTACTCCGCAGAACCATACAATCTACGTAACGTGTCGGCGACAGAAGATACAGATATCTCGCCAGTCGCAGCGCCTACAGTAAGGTCTGCCAGTTCAGGTGAATCAAATACCTGCACCCCGTTACGGCGTAGAAATAGCAGCGCGCTGTTTAGCGCGGTACGCTTATTGGCATCATTGAATATATGCCCTCTCGCTGTAGCCACCAGGTAGGTGGCGGAGACTTCGAAAAGGTCGGTGATCTCTTCGTAGGCAACTCTGGCCTGAACTCTCCCGATAATGGCCTCTGCCCTACCCGGATCTGACATTCCCGGCAGGCCGCCGTAGCGGTTTATATTCGCATCATGAAGCGCAATAAGTTCTTCCGGTGATATATGCCTCATTATCGGTTAACCAGTTCCTTGTTGGTGGAGTCCAGGGTGTCAAACAGGGATGCAAATTCAGCATCCAGCGCCGCTTTTTTGTAGGCTTCGAAAGTAGCCTTGCTGACAATTACTGCTGGCTCACGGCCTCTGCGAGTGATTTCAACCTCTTCCCCGGCTTCAACATTGTTGAGCACTTCAGAAAGGTTGCCGCGCGCGGTACGGAAGTTAATGGATTGCATAAACACCTCGTGTACTCGTTATGTGTACACAATTATAAACCTCACAGGCATAAAGCACCAGCCCTTTGCAGCTTAAATGACCGGACAATCATCAAATTCCCCACTTCGGGCATCATTGATGACATGAGTGATCACACCAAAAACAGCATTACTTCCCGTGCATCCATCGTCATCTACTGGTAACGCCTCTTTCTTCCCGGTGCTTAAATCCTCCAGGTGCTGGCGCGGATACTTTCGGTATCTCTTTATGCGATATTCACCCTCCATAGCGCACACAAGCAGCGAACCATCAACTGGAGTAAGCGAAGAATCAACCACCAGCAAAGCACCCTGCAATATTCCCTCACGGTGATGGCTATCAGCTGCCCGCATGAAGTAGGTTGCTGATGGATGCCTGATTAGTTGCTGATCAAGAGAAATTCGGCTTTCAACATAATCCGCCGCAGGAGAAGGGAAGCCCATAGCGTTTTCACCTCAATAATACTGTTCATTTATACAGTATACATTAAAGAGACACCTTTGGTGCAAACGCGTTATGGATCTTAACCCCTCTGATGACTTTGTGCGCTTTGCTACTATTCATCACCGCTGGATCAGCGTAACCTCGTTACTAATCAATTAATAAGGAATTAGCCATGCCTGCCCGCATTCCTCTCGATCCTGCATTGCCCAAAAATTTTGACTGCACTCCTAACGAGAAACGCTCCAAAGCCCAGCTGGACGCCTGGTGGGACCATCCCTATGGAGTTACAGAACCTGACGGGAAAATTCTTGTTTATTGTCTGAATGGTGGCGCGTGGGACCGTCCATCCGTGCTTGGTTTTGTAGATAACTATGATGAAGCCTGTGAACTTGCCGAAAGACAGCAAGCTAGATGGGTCAAAACACGGTCTAAACCGTCATTCATGTTTTCAAAAGAACCGCCATTTATACTGGCGAGGATGCCGCAGCGACCGGATCATCAACAAGAAATTGTTGCTGAATTTTCCTCAAGGGATGAGATGAATCTCTTCTCATTAAAGCAGGAAGAAAGGGATCGCGTCGAAGTGTCTCCAACTCTCGACCACAACCGGATGAACCTGGCCCAGCTCGCCTGGTACAGCAAAGAATTAGAGATGTCTATTGCCCGGCTTGAAAACGAAAAAGCCGCTATCCAAGCCCAGCATGAAGCTGTCATTGCCAGGATACGAGAAGTTCAAAACGGTTAACTACCGCTATTTCTTTACGGCATCATCTTTCTGATATGCCGGATCGCTCCCTTTTGGCAACTGGAGGCTTAACTGCCGGTAGTGCCGTAGCCGTTCCATGAAATAGGTGCGCAGATTCTCTGGTTGCTCGCGGGCTACCTGTTCAGCTATGACAGGTATGTTCAATCGCTCTTTGTACGCCACACCGCTGGCAGCCAGATCAACGTTAACCTTATCCCGTTCTTCCTGACTTTTAGCTGCAATATTCCAGTCGCTCATATTTAAGGCTCACATTTCCAGATGGTATTCTGAACACCCGAACCGGGCGCTAGATGAGGGTTAGCGTTCGCGCTATGCTGATATACTGCTTTAGACTTCCCATATTGCTGACAGGCTTTATCTGCGGTTTTTTGCAGGCTATCCAGGCCATACCAACCATCTGACTGTATGCTTACCTTTTCACCGTCGTTGTATTGCACCATTGCACACCCAGATATAGCCAGTATCGCGCCGACAATAACGCTTTTCCATAAAACTCTATGCAACATAGACAAAAATCCCCTCTGTGAATTGAGGGGATTTTAGCATGGTGATCAGAGATCAGCTTTATGCAGAATTTTATCCACCAGCGATGTGATTTTTTCTGCCAGGTCATCATTACTTACCCAATCCTGGCGGGCAGCCAGAACGGGCGACAAGGCTAATATTAACTCTCGTCGTAATGATACGTTCCTTGCTACAGGCGGAATACGTGGTGCTGGTGGTGGTTTAAGCCCCTCGCTCCCTTGTATTTCTGGAGTATTCGGCTGATAGCCATTAGTTATTTTCGGCGGTATTGGACGAGGACGAAACATCGCGCTACCTCCTACACTCAGGGCAGGTGTTCCCTTCCGCAAAGTAGGGGAAACTGCTATCAAGTTCATCACACCATCTGCGATGCTCGTAGCACCAAAAAGCCTCCCACGGTAAACCAAAAGACTTCATCCACCGGGACACTCGATCTGGTATATCTGCTGGTGGCAGTTCTTCTGGCAATAATTTGCCTGATAATTCCCTTTCCGCCCGCGCCAGCATTCCTTTTAGACTCGCATTCTCTTTTTCAAGAATCTCTATGCGCGCCTGTAACTCAGCTTTCGTTGGCATGGCCCGCCTCATGCTTATCAGCCACCAGCGGCAATAAAGCCCTGGCCATCTTATGAACCAATAGTGCATCAATAATGCCAAGCGTATGCCCCGGCTTAATGTTTAATGCCGCCTCAAGGTGACACCTTTCCAGGCCACTTTTCTCGGCTTGTTTATGATGATCTGGCGTAATAACGTCGCCCAAAACACGGCTAATTTTTTCTCGTAATTGCTGGGTGCCAGCACACTTGATCGCTGTATCGTGGAGACGGTTAACCAGTTCGCGATAAACATGCGGCTTAATGCGGATACGTTCACCGGTGACGCCCTTTCCTGGCGCTGGCACCGAACTATCCGGAATATCCGGATAGTTGCCAGCCTCGTAAGCTACCCGCAGCCAGTGCATGAATGTTTCAGTGGACACACAACCACAGTCCACATCGATTTTCCCGCGTTGCTGTTCCAGCCATTGCCCAAAATCCAACCTGTAAGTCTTACTTTCAAGTTCATCACCATTGAACTCGACTTTCTGCGACGCTATGAGAGCTGATTCGTATTGTTCGCGAGTGACAACTGACTGGTATTCATCGCTATCAAGGTCACCAATTGGAAGCTCAATATCACAACAAAAATTGCGCCCAAAGAAAGTGTCTTTTTTGTGGTCTGAGCCAAAAGCAAAAGTCGCGCATGGTGCCATTAAATTGACACTGGGTAGGTAACAATAACTCATTCCATCAGGCCACCCGCCGCACTTAGGCAGCTCCTTCACTAACAAGTCGATAAACTTCATTTTTTTATCATCTTTGCAAGCCGCCAAAACCATTTGGGCAAGTGCCAATACTTCATCTGCCGTATATCCAGCACCGTGACCATACATTTCGATACGGGAAATAATCTCTGATATACGCTCTTCAGTGATTCTGGTCATTTCTTTTTGCGCCATTTCTTTTCACATTCCTTAGTCCATTTTTCAATGTTCATTTTGGCAATATCAGTCATTCCATCACCTAAGAAATACTTTCTCCGGTACGTCTTGCACTTAAACCACACTACAACAGCCACCAGCCAGAAAATAAAAGGCCATACAGCAATACCAACGACAGCCGCGATAAAGCCCAATAGCCATAAATGAAGCTCTCCAACTTCTGTTTCCGGCAATATTCTTAAAGAATTAAACAGCAGGCTGAACGAATGGTCGTATGCATTGGCAGTATAAGACATGCAATCCATATAATTAAAGTCATAGCCTGCGGCTGCCGCCCATAATGGGCGGTCAAGAAAATGTTTTAGTGTCATCATATAAATTTAAGGTTCAGACCAGTTATCTTCAATAGCAATGCTTAATCTTTGTAGCCATTCTGCTAATTTCAGCATTGCTTCTCTTTCGCTTAAACCACGAGGAAAATCATCAAGCGAAATTGTTGGCTTGAAGCCACCGTAATTATCCATTTCAACAGTCAGATTTTGCTCCAGTACGGTATTCCTTACGCGGCTATTGTGCCGAAGCAAATATACTGAACGTGATTTATTGGTTTTATGGTCAAACTGATATTCGGTAAGTATCATCTGGCTTTTGCCATGACTATTACCTCTCCACATACTTACCTCACTTAATAAAACAACTCCATGCGTAGTTGATGATTTTTTCCCACGCAATATAAATCTGCACTCCGGCAGTAAAACCAAAGCCAACAATTGCTGAAAAAATCAAAACATTTACTTTTGACATTATAAATTTTCTCTCGGTGTCGTAGGTGATAGCACCATAATTGATAATTTAGTGAGTTAGCAGTTCCATTTTTTTGATGATTTCCGCATGAGCATCATCGTTATCAACACTTAGCTCGTTTAATGCTTCTCGCACTACATCAACTTCTTCAGGCTGAAAGAAGTCGTCGCGGTAATCACCAAATAGAACCGAAACCAGCCTGCCACCAGCAACATCAAGATTGGCGCTAACAGGTGGCTCTTTGCCATCCTCAAATTCGACAACAAAAGTTAATTTTCCCATCGTTACCCCCAGAAGATAAAAATAGCGGCAATCGCCATAGCTACGCCTACAATCGCAAATGCTTCAGGCCAGCTCATTACCGCACCTCAAGTCTCCATACCGCCTGACCAATCCGGCTGGCATGGGTATCTTTGGATACTGTTCCGTCTTTAGCCAGCTCCATAAGAATTTTGCGCAAATCTGCCGAGCGCCATTCTTCATCAGGAAATTCCTTCTCCATTGCCAACCGCAGATTCCAGGTTGCTATCGTGAATGGATATTCACCGCCGAGAGCTTTCTCTTGTAGGGCAGCACGGGAACGCATCACCTGCAAAACCTTCTCTTTTACATCCATCATTTCGCCTCCTGCGGCGGTTCTGGTAGCGGCATCCAGTGTGATGGAATCCACGACGCACCAGGTATTACCCACCCATCATTAGCGTCAGGATGCCCCGGGATGTAAGTCGCCCATTTCATTCGCCAGTCACCTTTCCTGTCAAACTCCCTGGCAACAAGAACGGCTGTTTTGGTATCCGGCATTCGCTCACTACAGCTTATCCAACCATCCGGAGTTACCGGAACTTGCGGAATGGCTGTCTGCTCTCGAACGTCATTAGGCGCTATAGGTTCTGCTGCCAACTGACTGGCATATTTGTTAATGGTAACGATAAGCTCTTGCTCAGCCTCATCCAGACAATCACCGATACCTCGCCTGTCACCGTCAAAATCATCGAAATCGGCACGAATCTTGGCAACCTTCAAGATTGCGGACAACACCTCACTAGGAATTACCGGATAGTTGGTTGACGTTTCCGCGATTTCCCGAAAATTATTGGTTGACGAATTCTTGTTTTCCCGAAAGTTTCCGGACTGAAGCATAGCGGCACGGCAGGCATTCCAGCCTATCACCTCTGCAATAGCGGCAACAGCATCAACCGCGTACATGCTAAGAGGATTAGGCATTGGTTTTTCTTCCGGTACTACTGGAACGGGTGGAGCGGCGTAGACCTCAATAATTCCATTATCAATAGGCCATTCTCCATCCTTGAGGTAGTCACTTGTGCCGTCAACTTGCTGTTCTGCAATGTGGAATGCACCTATTGGTTTTGCTTCCAGCGATGCCAGAGCAATTCGTGCCAGTTCTTCCGCTTCTTCTGCTGGCAGTACAACGTTGCTACCAGGTCCGTATGTTTCGCGCCACTGCTTGATTGTCAGCAGTCGCTCTTTGGTAATAGTGGTCATTTGTTAATCCTCAAAACTTTATGCCCGGGCGCAAAAGCACGCGTTTTGTCTTTGCTTATTCGCCAGCCATCCTTGCGCGCCTCTTTTGCACAGCCAGCCCATGACGTACCGATATACTCACCGAAGTCTGGCGTTTGATATTTACCATTTGTACACTGGCGACAATCACAGTAGAGATGCATGGTGTAACTTGCGGCAATAGCCATATCACTCTCCTTTGATGCGAATGCCAGTAGCGCGGATTGCATCGATGACTTCAGAAACTTTGTATGCCATTACCGTTTGGTAATCATCGTGAAAATCTGTTCGATGAAGCATGCTGCTACGTTCCGGGAGCAGTATTTCCCGCGCTTCCAGTTCTGCAATGCGCTTCTCTGCGGATTCCAGCGCCGCAACCAATTCGTCTACAGTTCCGGCAGCTTGCAGTGCGTAATCGGTAATAGCCATCTCATGATCAATTTCAGTACCGTTCTCATTCGTTGAGGTGATAGCAAAATAATCAGAGTCGATTTCGTTATCAGCTAAGTGGCGTAGCGTATCGGCAACAAGCTGGCCGTTTTCGATTAGCAGCCTCCCAACCGTTAGCGCAATATCCTCGTTCTCCTGGTCGCGGCGTTTGATGTATTGCTGGTTTCTTTCCCGTTCATCCAGCAGTGCCAGCACGGTTTCTGGTCCGGCCAGAAATTTGAAGGCGTTGAGCGCATCAATACCCACACCGTAATCTTTAAGTTCCTGTTCACTTAACAAATCATCATCAGCTGGCAACATTAACAGGCGTTCCATTGCTGGAATTGCACGTTCCGCCGCCTCACGCAGTGCCTGATAGTCAATTGTCATTCTCGCCATCCTTCACAGTTGTAATCACTACAGCCTTCAAAATCATATGGGCTGTACTGCCAGGTTATTTTTCCGCAATGCGGACAATTCCAACGCACCTTCCCGCTTCGCGACTTCTTTCTTCTGTTCTGCTCTTTCAACCAGTCAGGCATGACCAAACCTGCGCCCTGAACCATTGTTCTGCGGTTAAAGTTATTGATATTGAACGTCCGACGCTTTGCTGCATCAGCAATGGAAAATGGCAACCAAACTATTCCTGGTTCGTTTTTGTTGGCGACGCTAAAGATGGTCACCTTACTGAAGTCATCTGTTGGCAATCCACCGTGTTGAAGCCAGTAAACATCGTTGCCGTTCCAGCTACCTTTTTTGTAGGCCACATACGCAGTGCAATCTGACTCAATCAGGCTTTCTGTGGGGATGTACTGGCAATCAACGTGCCACACAGCCATTGCATCCACGCTATCAGCGCAAACAGGCTGATCGATATCTCGTCCACAATTCCAGGCTTTTTGGGCTTCTTCCAGCGTGTAAACATGAGCGCGATCGATATCAGAACTGTAACCATTGCCGTTATGGCAATGGAATGAGGCGTTATTACCCACAGTTTCACGCAAGCACATCATGTAAAAGCGGTTATTCACTGGTTGCCTCCGCTTCCCACGTTTTCAGACTTTCACCACAGAACGGGCAAAATGAAACTCGAATAGGCGATTTAGAAAATTCACCAGACCGCAGCATGATCAGGTCTTGTGAATGAATTAATTCATGGTTATAGATTTTGTATTTCAGCAGACCTTTTCGCGTCGTGTATTCAGCGTCATGCTCCAGGGATTGTGCCAACGCCGCGCACGGTTCTATCTTGTTGCCATTAATTTGGCATTTTGACTCACTCACTGGTTGCCCCCTGAATACGCTCAAACTCTATTACCCACACCCAAGGATTAGCGTTCCAACTATCTTCGCCATAAATTGATTTCCATAGGCTACGGAAACCTGGGTAATGCTTATCGCCAATGAGGGTCGATTCTGTTGGTGCGCCCTCAGCCCTTGCATCGCATTCGCTGATATCGTTCAACCGCTCAACGCGCACGTTGGTAATTTCCAGAAGAATGCGCGATGCCCAGCGCGGCATGTGAATTGATGGCGTCCACTTTTCTGATACTGGTTTATTACAAACCTCGACCGGAACCCGGTGCGTTTGTTCTGTCCAGGAGTTACGCACGCTTGCGCGATAAACCAGCGTTGCGACGTCCGTCGCTTTGCCATGTACCCGGTAGGTTTCGCGAACCCAAATACGATCGCCCGGTTGACCATATGGACAATGCTTGGCAAGCAACTCTGCGGCCACTGCCCGTCCATAGAATTTTTCTTCAACAATCCTGCGAGTCTGTGTTTTATTCCCGCCAAGAATTGCCCGGACCATCTCATCGTTAAAAATCATGCCGCGCTCTTTCACTTCGCCTTTCATGCATCCCCCTTACCCATGTGCGACGATGCCGCCAAAAGTGATAGAGAACAGCCAGAAATAGATCGCGGCCATAATGATTTTGAATGCCGTGTTCATATTTTCAGCTCCTGTGATTGATTGGATACATGCCGCGCCTTGCGGCATGTTTTTATTTTCACTTCCTCTGTTTTAAAAATCAATATTTATTAGAGCAATTATTGTTGATGGAGAAGCGCGTTTTCATACTCCCTGACCATTAACGTAAGCACGCCGTGCCTCCTGAAAACACGCGCCACTTCAATCTTATCTTCCAGCGCGAACGCGATTTTACTTAGACCAATTTTCTTAAGGAGATCAATCTTTGCTGGGCCGTCATTTCTGTCATCGGTGGCAGGACGCATAGATAGCAAAGGCTCAGCCCCGTTTGTTACGTACTTCCGCAGCCAGGCTCGTGTTTTATCCCTTGCGATCTCACAGCGCCCGGTTACAAACCAGACCGTGTAAACGTTAAATAACTGGCGCACCATATCAATAACTGGAGTGATGGGAGTATCGGTGTCACAGGCGAGATTAAACTCGTTCCAGTCCTTTGTTAATGCACCTTTACCTGGTGGCGGAAGCAAATGCAGTCTGTCTTCAGTTGCCTCTGATATTGTTCCATCAATATCAACTATGACGATATACGGACGTTCCTGGTGTGCGTGTTTATTGAAAATACTCAAATGCCCTCCTCATTGGACGAAAAAAATGCTGGTGGGCGCACTCCACCAGCATTAAAAGTGACACTGTAACTGTCAGCGAACGTAAATAGTGCCGCCGTTCTCTTTTTCCCATGCATCGCTACGTGCATAGCAAACATCGAGAAGTCTTCTTGCCGCTGTTTCCTCTAAACCCAATTCGACAACCAACTGCTCATGACGGCGGGTAACCACATCAAACAGGGTATGCAGCCCTTTAGCTGCCAGATCATCAATAAATTCCGGTTCGAACGGCAGCTCTGCATCTGCCAACATAACCTCTTGCGCCCACTCGACACGGCGGACCAGTTCCGGGCGGCGGCTTTCCATCTCTTTACAGATCAATTCATGGAAGAACTCTACCCAACCTTCCGGCTGGAACTCGCGGAAAATGGCCAACGGCTGGAAGTTTGGCATCAACCATTCGTTGATCCGGATATCAATGGCATAGCCCATGTCGCAGCAGAACTGATAAGCAAAGTCCAGCTTAGAAACGATATAAGGACGCTCGTTATTGAACTCTTTAGGCGATGAGATCCCATAAGCCAGGAGGCGCGGGAAGAAGGAGATTTGCCCTAACGTCGGATGAAGTTTGCTTGCAGGGAAACGGCGCTCAGTAATGCCATACATTTCCTTCTTGAGCGTCGCAAATTTGGCATTCTCATTAACCAGCGCGGTAACCTCTGCTTTTTTATTAGCAAATGCCACGCGCGCTTCGCTTGCATCTTTAATAGTTTTTTTGAGCTGTTGGTTAAGGTCGGCGACCTGCTTACGCAGTTCCTGTCGCTCGCTTTTAGCTTTGTTATAGCGTTTCTCAAGGTTAAAAGGATCAAGTTTCATGATCTCTTTATATTGAGATTTTAGCGTTGAAATCTGTAAGTTCCGCAGTTCAACCATCGCGGTCATTTCATTGAGTTTTGTTTCCAGCTCAATGCTTATACGTTCGGCATTATCAGCACGCTGGTTGGCGTCATGCGTCGCATCGTCGATCGCGTCCTGTTGCTGGCGTTTCAAATGTTCAATTTGCAGCTGAAGCTCTTCAATTTCTTTACCCTTCAGACCGAGATCCAACTGCATATTTTCAGCTGCATCTACCAGGGAGTTATGGCTATCAGCTTCTGCGTTATAAACATCAATAAGCTGTGCGTGAAGCATCTCCGCTGACTGAACCGCATTATCAAAAAAACGTGCTGTGAGGTCATCACAACTAACGCGGCGTTGCGCGGCCCGGATGTTCTGGATAATGGCCGGGATACCGGCATTCAGGACATCAGGGATAGATACATTTTCGATTGATTGGTTTTGTGCTGAAGTGCTCATTTCAAAGTTCCGTATTAGCTTGTGCTTCGGTCATTTTTCCTAAGTATGAAGGAGGAAGGACTACGCAATTTGTATCCAGTCCCTCACCTATGGCAGCCTGTAAAATTCTGGCTAAGGTGAGTCTCTTGTTGCGATACCTGGTGATGACATGCCTGATACCGCCGGTCGGCGTAACAAAGGCGATCAGCCAGTAGTGATATTTCCGTCGGAATGGCCACATAGTGCACCTTGTAGATTGCTCTAATAAAAAACGTGATGAGTGTACATCACGTTTTAAAAATATGGAATTATTAGAGCAATATTATTCTGATTCTCGCTCAAAAAACGAGCTAATAAGGGGAAGCCAATCCTCTGACACTTCGCGAGGTCGCGGTTTGCCGTGGAAAAAGATTATTCGGCAGTCCTTTGGTAATGCCCCATTCCCCCTGGAGTAACGCGCGCTCGCATATTTTGAACCAGGTTCCACAACATCGGCCTTGTAACTTACAAACCATCCTGGATACAGATCCTGAAATGCTGGTGTATCATCACCCATAACCTTCCGCAAAAACCCCTGATCACCCCAGCATTCAGTAGTAACACAACGAGCAATCCAACCTTCCGGATCTTGCCAGAATGCACTCCAGATATGCGCTTTTACACTATTTGGTATCCACAGGGCACCGCTGCCACGATATTGTGGATGGTAAAAATCCCTAAGCATGGTGAAGCTGGTTGGTGGATTCTCTAGGATTGGGCGTATATCACCGGCAATAACCGTGTCCAAATCCAGATAGAACAGATCATCGGTTATATCCGGTCGGAACAACTCGATTTTCGCCCACCAGCCACGGCACTTTTGCCACTGGTTGATCAATGGGACAACTTTGACGCCAGGTACATGTAAACGCTTCAGGTCTGTCAGGCAAATAATTTCATAGCCTTTTGGCAGTTGATTAACCAGCCACTGCACATCGGAAGCGTTATAGTCACCACCAGAGCGAAGAACTAAAGCAATCTTCATGCTGCACCATCACCTTTCACTTTCATCAATGTCAGGTTTCCGCAAAATACGGCACCTGTGTCGATATAATGCTGATTCCAGAATGTCTTCGGGCTTTTCACCGGAGTGTGACCAAAGATAAAACGATCTGCGCCAGAAATTTCGCCACCAATATCATCCATCGAATCACTGATACGCTCGCGCGCCCAGACAACGTTGAAAAGCGGCACCTCCTTACCGAATTGATATTCATTATCCGGATAGTCGGCATGGGCTATAACGATAGTTTCTTGCCCGGTGTTCAACTCAATGATATAGGGCAGTCGTCTTACCAACTCCACCAGCGCCCTGGCTAATATTTCCTGATCAGCGTCCAGCATGAAGAACCATTGACCGCCATTCATTAGCCAGTTATTCACGTTGCCATCTGGACTTAACGCATCAATCATCAGCCGCTCATGGTTCCCCATCACTGCCCTGAACCAGGGCATCTGCAATAGTTCCAGACATTCGACATTTTCAGTACCGCGATCGATAAGGTCGCCGACCGATATCAGTAAATCCTGCGCCGGGTCAAAATCCACACGATGGAGTTCGGACATCAGTCTGGTGTAGCAACCATGCAGATCACCAACAACCCAGACATTCCTGTATTTGGTACCGTCGATACGGTGATAAATTGTGGGTGCCATCATGTATTCTTCAGCCATTCTTTAAGAGTCATCTGCGGAATACCTCCCATTTTCCCGCATGAAACAACGTCAATCCGTTCACGCGCAGACTGGAATAACAAAGGCAGGTGACTTAGATTTTTTGGCGTGCCGCCGGAGTGAACGCGTGGTTCTTGTGTAGCGTCAACGCCCACCAGGGCGACATGTTTGAATCCGATATGGAAAGCCAGGTTCAGAGCGCCATATGCACTATTGCCGCTGGCAATTTCATTCTCATCTTCGCAAAGTCCGAAATGTGCGGACCAGCGCCACGCCCACCACTCGGGAGAATTCGTATTTTTTGGCTCCATGCCACGTTCAGCCACACGACGGAAGCACAGAACGCCGTCTCTGACTTCACGTTCTTTAACATCGGGTAGTGCCATGCAATAACAAACACCACGGCGACGGCGGCCACGACCAACGCGCCGCATATTGTCTGGCGATGGATCAAGTGTGAAAAAATAAGAAGCGCGGTTCAGCCAGTCGATGGCCCCATTGACCGCTATAATCGGCACTCCGCGCGGCGCAACAAAGTTTGCGGCGCTTGGGCCACTGCCGACGATAATAACGCGATCACTGCCTCTAAATTTATTCTTGGGAAACATTGAATTGCACTGCTCCTACTTGCATTCAAAATATGTAAATCTGCGTGTTTTTTGCGGGTATCCAGGAACTGCTGTTGCCATTTTGAAATAGACACCTGCGTTGGATTCCGTAGGGCTTGAGGGTGTGCTCCATGCCAATGAAGGCCGTTTTGCAGAGAACAGTCATAGCCGACTAATACAACTACTTCAGCCCCTGATTCAGCCGCCAGACTGATAGCCTGCGCGCCGCTATTAACCCCTTCAGCCGGTCCACAATATCGCCTGTACTCCAACGAAAATGATTTCGCCGCCGCCAGGTTGGCTGTCACTTTGCGGAATCTCCCTCCCGGTATGGTGGATCCGTATTGCTTCCACCATGACAAATCACCGGCGTATAAGGCATAAATGTCATCGAACATCTGCCAGGAATTGTTAACCGCGATGATTGAACAGCCAGTTTTTTCTATAGCAGCACAGTCCTCACGAGTGAGTGACGGACCGCTACCGACACAAAAAACAGTCCTAGTCGCCCTGGGTGGTATGTTCATTCTCAGCTGCAAATTCAGCCTCCAGGCGAGCATTCATTTCAGCGATTACCGGGTCCACTACAGCATCTGCTTCCTGTTCATTACGCGGCATGATCGATGCCAGCGATTCATAATTAGCCTTGGATGACACGATTATTCTCCCGATGTTAATGTGCGCTATATCAAAGAGCACACATGCACTAATTAATTTATTATTTCACGTAGCATACAACCACTTGTCGCCGTTCAATACATGCTCAATAGCCTCACCCTTTTTAAGGCTTATGTATTCCAGGATGGCGGTTATCGCTTGTTCTGCACCATACGCAAGAACGACGTAGTAACCTTCCTCTCTAAGCCTGCGCATCCAGGCGATCTGCTCTTTCGTCGGGGCTTTACCATTTGGTTCTTTAAGCTCAATTCGCATGCCGTGATAAATACCGCATGCTTTATCGAGACTCATGTCCGGATAACCTTTTTTCTGCCCTTCAGCCTTCATTTTCCCGGCGGTTGCTTTTGAACGTTTCCCTCCGTTAGGCGTTGCATGCAACAGCTCATAGATGTCAGGGTGCTTGCGTTCGAAGTAATCAAAAATGAAAACCTGCTCGAAGTGCTCGCAATTTCCGTCGCGCAGGTCGGGGTTCTTTGCCAGTGCTGCAAGTGCCTTCGCATGTGGAGAAACTTCTTTTACCGGCGCAAGCGATAAGAATGGATCCTTTTTGGTTTTTGGCCTGGACCGCCCCTTATTTCGACGCTCACTAAAAGCCTGAAACTCTTCCTCAGTAAAGCGCAACATAATCAGTCAAATCCTGCCGGTCGCATGCCATATTTACGCTGTTTTGCAGCCTGCTCTTCCCTGTGCCATTGCGCACATTCAGCGTCACAATAAATGCCTGATTCAATCGATTCATTGCAGTAACGACACTTCCCTGTAAATACCTGGCTCACGACCTGTGCCTGCTTTCTGATGTTATCGATGGCCATGTCTTTGAGAGCTTCTAACTGATTCATGCTCAGCTCTGCATCATCAACACGCTCTGCCAATTTTGTTTCCTCATGAAGAACCTACTTAAGGGCAGAATGATACATTTCACAACCAAAATTGCACTAATAATTTTCTTTTATTGAGTTAAATTATCAACAAATGACTAGCGGTAGAATCACCATCATCTATTTCTGGCAGGCTGACTATGGCTACATCAATCACTACAACCCAAAGCACCCGGCAATATCCTCTGTCGCGGTATGACGACCGCAACATAGCCGATCCAATACTCAGGGCAGAGCTACGCAAAGAGGTGATGCTTATGTGTGAATCGAACGACAAGAATCTGACGATTTATTACGTTCTTCCCGATGAGCAATATCGCCCGGATTTGCTGGCTTACCGTATGTGGGGCATAGCAGAGCTACGCTGGGTTGTGACGCTCGCCGCCGGGCTTGAGGATGAGTCTCAGGGTATGACTGTTGGCAAAAAATTAAAACTCCCACCTGCCACATGGATCCGCGAAATGATTCGCCATTTCCAATATGACGGCCAGGTGATAGGGACATTATCCATTGCGTAAGGGAAATGAATGCCAACTGAATATGCTCGCGACAACCTTGGTCGCTATCAGACTGATGGATTAAGTGCAAAAGACTTTAACAAGGTCTTCGATCTTATCCGTAAACAGCAGCGTCAGAATCGGCGAAACGCGCGGCGTACACTCACCCCAAGGATTATGGGGATGCGTAACCGCGAACTTGAGGCATTCCTCAGCCTTGGGAAAAAGAAAGATGGCACCTACTTTACGCCCGAAGATATACGCAGTTTCAACACCTCAAGGCAGGCTCATAAAACCAAATTCAAGAGCACGGTACCAGGCATTACCTATGCTCAGCTGGTGGCGCAGTCCACCAGCATTGATATAAAACGCGCTAACAACAAAGTTTCTGATGGCACAGGGATCAAAGCCGCGACATTCCTCGGGCTAAAACACAACCTTGCATTGATATCTGTTAATGCCTCGGATGAGTCGGTCCACCAGCATCACCGTGTCAGAATTCGATTTGAGGAATGGGATAAAGCCGTTGAGGAAATTGCTGAAGACGGTGCGAAAAAAGCCCGAATCGCTGCCGTTCTCTGCAAGGGCCGGGTATCTTTCGACTGTGATTGTGGACGCCATCAATACTGGTATCGTTATATGGCCACGGCTGGTAACTATGCTGTCGCGCCGCCAAAAGAGTATGCATTCCCCAAAATCCGCAACCCTGATCTGACTGGTGTGGCTTGCAAACATGTTTTGCACGCTATGACACGTTTTCAGTCTCCCACATGGCACAAGGCCATCATTATTGCCCTGGAAAAAGCAGCTGAACAGGTAGCCTTCGGCGATGACAAGCGGAAGACAACAACCTATTTCAAAGGTGAACTGGCTAAATCGCTCGCGCGCAACCGGACAACAACGACGGATCAGGCTAAAGCTGCGCGTGAGTATGAGCTGTATCTGAAATCTCAGGATGCATTAGGCAAAAAACTACGCGCAAAAGATAGCGCCACGGACAACGTTCGCCGGTTGTTAAAAAAAGCTCGCACCACGGCAAACAGGAAGAATGCCGAACTAAAAGCATCGCGGGTGAGGGAAGCCCAGGCTCGCGCTGAAGCCGACGCCCTCAAAAAAGCCCTGCAAACGCAGGCGAACAACCTCATAAAGTTTTTCATGAGTCAGGGAATGGACAAGGCCGCTGCCACTGCGCAGGCGCGAAGCATTCTTGAGACACAAATTAACGAAGCCCGTAAACGGAAAGGATAATCGATGGCTGGTTTCTTTGATGACATGTTTGAGGACACAGAACCATCACAACAAGTGACTGGTGATAACCTCCCGGACACCGAATCGGATCCGGATATTCCAGGCGAAGGTTCTGAACTGATTGAAGAGGAAGATATTGATGCTGAAATCGAAACCGATGGTGTTAACGTTGGTAATATTGTTGATCCTGTGGAGGACAATCACCTTCCCAATCTGGATCACGGCCTGCTTAGTGATTCTGGTGTGCGCCACCGTTATCAAGGTCATGCAGTTTTTAATAACCTTGTGCGGATGGACTGGCTCAAAGCAATCAAGCTAGACCCTGACTCATTCGATGCGGTTCTGTATCGCGCAATACCTTACAGAGACAAAAATGCACCTGAAACGGCATCTGAAATAATAGAACCGAACCAACGCATATATGACTATCAGGATCCAGAACTGATAACGGCCCTCGACTGCCCGGATGAGATGGACGCCTTCTACGCGCTATACGACGGCAGTGATAATACGGGAATTAGCGACAGTGCTTTAATCCTTCGGTTGGCCGCCGTTAATGTGCCAGTGGGTTCTATGCTCGAATGGCTGGAACAGCTGTCAGACGGCACAACCATTCGCCGCTTCTGGTACATCCATAAAATATTCAATTACGGCACTGCCAGGGTAGGCAGTTTGTTTTATTGCGTGCCTTCACGCGCCTTTGAAGGGAATTTCATCGGTGATTCTGAATAATCAGGAATGGCTACTGGCCATCTTTAAGAAAAAAGGTCTTACTCCAACCGGTAAGCTGGAATTTGCCACTATTGATGGCATTGATTCGGCGCTCGCACAGGCTTTAAACGAAGCATTCGACTCACAAGTTGTCAGCTTTAATGATCGCACTAACCAGTCATTCAGGGAGTTCCTGAAACGCACACCAAGAGATCGCATAACGCTCGGCACTTTTAGTGATGTGAAGGAGTGGTTGTCGTCATTTGAAGCCGATCGCGCCGGGCGCAAAGATACAGCCTCTGCTGGCCCAGTAAATAAGCTGGCAATGCCGCTTGTGAATCTGTCTCGTTCTCCCGCGTTTTCAATTTATGAAGGTGAACTGTGCCGGGATAATTACGATGAAGGGCATGTCACCAATGAAAATGATGAGATTGAAGCCCTGGTATCGACTATCCCTTTCTCACTGGAATATTCGCTATGGATCGCCAGTGACGAGAAGGAATCTCTTGGGATGGTTACAACTGCATTAGCATTCTGGCTACGAATGTATGCCAGCCTCGGGCAGGCATCTTTCACTCACATTGCCAATGTCGGCGGTTATGAGATACCGGTTACCTGTTACATAGAAGGGCAAAAATCAATCGCATTTCAGGATCTGACCACCGGCACCGCCGACAACAGGCTGTTCGCGGTTGGATTGAACCTCACCGTTGTGGCGGAACTTCCTATCCTGGCTTATATGCAGCAAACCACCGGCACCATAACGGTAAAAGCGAAAATTCTGGAGGAATGAGATGGCCACAAAGACCACCACAGCCCCGGAAACTGATTCAAAACGCACTCAGCTATTCCTGCAATCTGTTTCAATTGGGCAGAACGAAATCCCTCGCGAAATGATCGTAGGATGTACCTATGTCGAACCTGGGGAGCTATCTGGTCCCCAGCTTATGCTCATGATCAGGGATTCAACGGCTTACGTGGTCAATAAGCTGGGGGTGAAATTTGGTACAATACTGACAGTTTCACTTGGTGATCCGGAAGGTCATGGCGGCATCCTCTTCTCGGAAGAGTTCTTTGTTCTTAAAGCGCCGCGCAAGGACGATACTGTACTGATTTACGCGTTTAGTAACCCGGTGCGGTTATTAAAAGTTCCGTCCACCAGCGCACAGTATTTTGTTGATAAGCCCCCATCAGCCGTAGTTTCCTCTCTTGCCCCTGGTCTGAAGGTAAATGCTGACTCATTCAGAAAAACATCCACATACCACCTAAATGTTGGAGAAAAACCGACCAAGGTATTGCAGGAGATAGCCCGGGATACCGGTTCTATGTGCTGGGCATCCAGGGGGACGATCAATTTTAAAAGTATGGAAAAAATGGCAAACGCCGCTCCATCGCTTACTTATGAGTCCGCCAATCCCAACACATCCGGATTTACAATTAGTCAGTTCAACATCCTGAATGCCGATTATGAATACCAGCGCCGCCACAATTACAGAATGGCCAGTTATGACATGACCAAAGGTGTGGTTTACTCAGGTAACCAGGAAGACCCCATTAAATTTACGAGCAATCCCGATCCTACCGCGCTGGCGAACTACAACAAATTCATTCTCCCCCGCCTCGATATGCTGGTGGAAGGAAATGCCGCGCTAACTCCGGGTACGACGCTGAAAATTGTCGTGCATAACACGGCAGGTGACGGAGAACTCGATGAATCTATCCCTGACAAAATGATAGTGATGTCCGTGACTCATTTCGAAGACCGCTTTCGTTTTGTCAGCCGTGCACAGTTAGGAGTGGTGAATGGGTAGTTTGACAGGGAAGTATCGGGCTGTAGTGATAAGCGTCGATGACCCTAAAGGTCTGATGCGTACACAAATACGTGTTGTCGGCATGATGGATGGGTTACCAGATGCTTCATTGCCGTGGGCAGAAGCTATATTGTCCAATGCAAACACGTTTTCACCATTTCTGCCCGGCGATAAAGTATGGATAGAATTTCCCTACAATGGGGATTCTCGATGGCCATTGATAATCGGTTATGCACAGGATGCATCCGGTGGCGCTCCCAATGTGCCGCCTGAAGCGTCAGGACAAGGTGAAGGCTATGTACCGCCTGAAGTCGAAGGTGCACCAGCACAACCATCAACCAGCGCCAAAAAAGACTTTATTTCGTCGCGGAACGGACTAATGGAGGTCCGGACGGCGGGCGGAGCCTGGGCCGTTACGCACTTGAAAAGTGGAACAACAATCGGGTTCAACGAGGCCGGGGAGTTATATGCCATTTCTCAAGGTCCGGCATTCATCTCTTCCGCAGGAAATCTCGATATAAAGTCAGGCGCGGATGTCGCCCTGAAGGCGGGGGGAAGTATGGCGATAGAGGCCAGCGGGAATCTATCCATAAAAGCCGCTCAAGTCTCTGTTGACAAGGCTTAAGAAAAGCCCGGCGTTCGGGCTTTTCTGTTATGACGGGTTCAATTTTTTATCCGTTACCGCACGACGGTTTCTGCGTGATAAACGTCTCAAGCATCTTTTCCGCAATTGCCGACCAGGTGTGACACTGGACCTTTTCAGCATTTTTCACGCGATCAACGCGAGCAATAACCTCATCCCAATCAATCCGCGACTTGATAACCATATGGTTCACCAAAGCCAGGCGATCTGGCGGAAGGCAATCGGGAGGCGTTAATACCAACGCCCCGCACATTGCCGCCTCAAGTACAGTTAATCCAAGGCTTTCGGGATGCGTAACGATAAAAACGTCACTCTTACGCAATTCAGCTGCAAATTCGGTTGCTGGCACCGGCGTCCGCCTGTATGGAGTTACCGAAATATTCCCCGGATCAATGGTAACCAATCCGTCATCAGTCAACGTTCTGGCCTCATACGGAACGGTCAGACGCTGAAGGTTCATAAGGATACTTAAGGAGTGATCAAAACCACTAACATCAAATGCAGCGTGGTCTACAAAAATACGCAGAACATCGTCCGTTTTGGTTTCCAGATGGAACAGCTCCTGATTCGCTGCCCATCCAACATGTTTGTTAAAGCGATTATGACGTTCTAACCGACCGGGATTATCCAGGTACCGCCAGGTATCATCGCGGACAGTAAAAGTAATATCGACTGGTGCCGAATCCAGCATAGAACCGTCATATACCTGGGCTACCCATCCAGAGAATCGGCGACACAGTTGCATGCCTATTTCCCTGGGTACCGTAGTAAAATACCTCAATCCTGGTGCCAAAATGGCCTTCGCAGAACATGCTGTCGCAGCAGTCAACACAGCTTCAACATAATCCTCGGGGCTTTCGACGCCAGGGGAATATGGACGATGGTATTGCAATGTTACCCCAGCCTCACTAAAGGCGCAGGCCAGGTTGTAAGCCCACATTTCCGTATATGTTTTCACATCACTGATAGCTTCAAATTTTCGCCCAATGATCAGGATGTTCATTGCGTCTCCTTTTCCCTGACTAAAAGCTCATCCAGCTTGCTTTTATGTTTGAGCACATAGCCACATATTTTTCCTTTGGAGCTAATTTGCGGAATGGAATAATATTCCGAAAATACTAATTCAGCCTTTTCTAAGACAAGTGAAACACCATAGCGCGCAACATGTCTGTCGATCATTTTTGCATCACTGAGATTACCTTTAATTGATAGCCAGTCGTTGAGGTACATATGGTTGCGATTGGCTTTTTTCAGCATGTCGCTCAACCAATTTTTATTACGCTTAGTTAGTTTCCGTTGCATCAATAATCCTCTTGCCAGTCAGCACCAGCATAGTTATCAAACCGTGAGTATTGGCCGTTAAAAGCCAATCTCACCGTGCCAATTGGGCCATTTCGTTGCTTACCGATAATCACCTCGGCAATGCCCTTCATTTCGCTATCCGGGTGATAAACTTCGTCGCGATACAGAAACATGATCAGGTCTGCGTCCTGCTCAATTGCTCCTGATTCACGTAAATCTGAATTTACCGGTCGTTTGTCCGCACGCTGTTCAAGTGAACGATTAAGTTGTGACAATGCCACCACCGGTACTTGTAATTCCTTCGCCAAAGCCTTCAGTGAGCGAGAAATCTCGGCAATTTCCAGCGTTCGGTTATCTTGCAGCTCGGGGACGCGCATAAGTTGCAGGTAGTCGATCATAATCATGCTCAAACCACCATTTTCTTTATAAACACGACGAGCGCGGGAACGAAGCTCTGTAGGTGTCAGGGCGCTTGAGTCATCAATAAAAATATTTTGCTTGTCCAACAGAATCCCCATTGCGCCAGAAACCCGCGCCCAATCCTCGTCGTTAAGTTGCCCTGTTCGAATACGAGTCTGATCAACGCGTGCAAGAGAAGCCAGTGAGCGCATCATCAGCTGGTGGCTCGGCATCTCAAGGCTAAAAACCAATACGGGCTTATAGTTACGGACTGCGGCATTTTCGACGAGATTCATCGCAAACGTGGTCTTCCCCATAGATGGGCGGGCGGCGACAATGATGAGATCGGACGGCTGAAGCCCTGCCGTCTTCTTATTGAGATCGGTAAATCCCGTATCAAGCCCCGTTACACCATCATGTGGTCGCTGAAACAACTCTTCTATGCGAGATACCGTTGCATCGAGAATGCTGGCGATATCTTTTGGACCACTACCGCTCTTTTGTCGTTTTTCAGCTATTTCAAAAACGCGGCGCTCGGCCATATCCAGCAATTCATTGCTGCCCCTGCCATCCTGCGCATATCCAGCTTCGGCTATTTCATTTGCGACGGAAATCATTTCACGAACGACCGCGCGTTCACGAACGATATCCGCATAAGCACAAATATTTGCCGCGCTGGGCGTGTTCTTTGACATCTCCGCAAGGTACGCAAAACCACCGGCGCGTTCTAATTTACCGTTCTGTTCAAGTGCTTCAGCAAGTGTTATCAAATCAATCGGTTTGCCATGACTTAATAACCTCTCCATCTCACTGAAAATTTCACGATGAGCACTGGTATAAAAATCATCAGCAACTATACGATCTGCAACTTCATCCCAGCGGCAGTTATCAAGCATTAAGCCACCAAGTACAGCTTGTTCTGCACTAAGGGAATTTGGCATGGATTCAAGAGGGGATGCAGACATTAGCACTCCACCCAGGCGTGCTGAATGTCAGATATAATCGGCATACTCAAATCACTCCTAACGATATGAGTCATCACCAGAAAATCAGGATTAATGCGCCGGACTCTTCCCGGCTGTCACACCGAATCGCCAGGATGGTGAATCCCTTTACCCGAGAAACAACAAACGGTGGCTTGCACATTCCGGCTACCTGGTTCGTTGCCTGAGCTAGGGGCAAGGTTCCCCCCTTTTAACGTCACCAGACCGCTAACGACGCATGTGCCAGACGCCGTGTTACAACCAAATATGGTGGCCCCTACCGGACTTGAACCGGTGACCGTGCGATTATGAGTCGCCAGCTCTAACCACTGAGCTAAAGGGCCGGATTACTGTTTCCTGAGTGCTTCTATGACGCCAGCAATACCGCCTACAACTATGCCAGCAATGACAACGAGAACAATTGGATGCTTGTCAGCAAAATCCCAGAAGCCCATCACTGATCCTTAGAAGCTGTTTTTAATATCGGCCATACCAATGTTACAGCTACTGCCACCAACGCCCCGTCCGATAAAACTGACAGGATTGTGCTGGTGAAATCCACCAGCACGGACAGCAAGAGAAAACCAATGGCGATTGCGATACGTGCCTTGCTTGCCATTACAGATAATCTTCCACACGAAGACCTAAACGACGGCCTACTTCTTCCAGTACTTTGTGTTCTGCTGGCTCGATTTCACCGTCCGCTTCTGCAATTGTCAGCATGTTAACGAATACTTCTTCCGCTTCTTTTGGATCGTTTTTGATATCTTCAATTTCGCGAAGGATATTCATGCGACCAACACGGAAGCCAGCTTCCAGTTGCTCGGTAAAGCGGGTAATTGTTGCAGTAATTTCGTTACCAAAATGACTAAGACGCGGATTAGAGCGGACAAGCTGATCAAGTTTCGCTGTTTCTTCTTTTTCGATTTCACCATCAGCGGCAGACACCAACAAACAGCCACCGATGATGGCCTCCATCAGATCGCGATTCTCAACTTTTTTCAGCTCTACTTTTGCAGAAGCGACTTTCTTGCCGAACAATTTACCGAACATTGGTTATCCCTCAATAAAAGTGACATATTTATTAGATTGCGGTGCCGAGTGCCTCCCGGTGACGTTAACCAGTTAACAATTAACGTCGGAATGTTTAACCATTAAGGAGGATTGTTTTAACTGTTCCGCGTGCGCTTAGCCGCATTCACCGCAACGGAAAGAGCATTCCTGGTGGACCTGTAGATTGGGATATGAACCCGTTACAGGAGAATGCTCTTACCTGTTACGTGCTCCGTTTCGTGGAGCTAACGGCGGGTGATCGGGCCGCACCAGACTGGACTTATTTCAGCGTTATGCTCATGCCAGAGAATCAAACTGTGATGGTCGGTGCTGAACTCCGACACAGGGTTGTAGCAAGCCCCGCAAAGCGCGCACTACTGTAGTTGCGGCACATCAGCCTGTGCATTCACCACAATGTTGAGAACATTGGTTGTCACGCTGCAACGCAACATTTATTCGTAGATTGGGATATCACCCCGTTACGCCAGTGTTCTCAACGTTATAGTGCCGGTTACGGTTCCGGCCAGGCCTCTTCCTCAACGGGGTGTTCTCCATACGGACTACCGTTTATTGGTCGTTCCTGCGGTTTATGTTGTGAAGCCAGATGCTTATCTTCTGGTTGCTTCAAAGAGCTGCACTTCATCACAACGGTAAGAGCACTCGATGCATTTAAGCCAAGCCCCATAAGGGAGAATGCCCTTACCTGTTGTGTTGTGA